TTGAACTAAAATTCCTTGCTGTGTTTCAGTGAATTTTTCAAGTATGACCGACTCCGCAACATCGAAATCTTTGACTTTCAATTCAGCCTTGGACTTATGATACGCGTCAAGACGTGACTGCCACTCCAGTTCACGAGCTTCTTGCTCCGATTTGCGGTGTTCTTGCTCAGCATCGTGCTGGCGTTTCTTCTCGTGCCACTCAACCAATGCTGATTCAAATTTGTCGGCGTTATAATCAAATTCTTCGAGCGACGGCTTTTTAGGGAGAACCGCTTCGGCCTTAGGTCCATTCACAGCTGCGAGCTTCGCTTCAAGCTCTTTTTTCTCTTTCTGCAACTCGCGAAACTGGTGACGTAACTCTTTAACCCATTTCGGTGCTTTGGTAGTGTCCTCCTCAGGTTCGGGCTGTTCGTCTCCGATACTGACGACCATCTCCTCCGAAGTATATTCAGCCTCCGCTGGGCTATCTACATCGGTACTGGCCTCCTCATGAGCCTCGTCGGTACCACCCGTCTCCACGACGAGGCTATCGTCACCATGATCGAGCACCTCCTGCTGTGGCTCGATGACCTCATCAGAGATCGGTGGTTCCATGACTTCTACTCTTGGCATATAAACTCCTTGACTCACCCGTAGATGCGGACGGGTGGAAACCGCTTAACGAAGATTACTCAGACGTTCGACGAACTCGCCCTGGACATCACCAGCAAGTCCACTCACTCGCGCTGCGAATTCTGGGGATGCGCCCTGACCAGTGAAGTCGGGCAGAGCTTCGCGTTGAATAGACGCTTTCTCTCGCTCGTCGACCAACATTTTCACTACACTGATCAACTGTTCACGATCGGCATGTTCAATATCGGCCAAAACTTGCATGGAACGAGCCTTCGTGAGTTCAGTGTCAGCCATCGTCTTAACCACTTCAGCACGGGCACGAGTTGCTTTGGCGTTGGCTTCTTCAGCAGCGGCTTTGAGGAACACGGCATTCGGATCTTCTTCTGCGCTTTCTGCAGCAGCAGCGAGTTCTTCGGCTTCTTGCGGCGTAGGCTTGACCACGCCCATCTCCAACAGCTGACGACGAAAGAAATCACGAGCATCCCGCAAACCTTCACCCTCCATGTTCATCAACGCAATAGCTTGCAATACTTTCTGCGTTTCTGGATCTTGGGTGATGGCCATCATATTGGTCACTGAACGTACAATCGCAGCACGTTGTGAGGAGAATGATGGGCCAACGTCTACACCAACATCCAAGTGGGCGTCAGATAAGTCATTTCGCGTGGTCGGGGTGCCATCTTTGTCAAGTGTCGAATATTGCAATTTCGCGGTCGACAATTCTCCTTGCGCACCGACCAACTTCATTTCGCGGTTTTCTTCGACATAGATTTCTCGGGCCATGTGCAACCATACCTCCCCACAACGTCGAATAGCTTTGGCCATATTCGAAATGTATAGATACGATTGCATATCGAGACGCTGCTGCACCAATTCAATGGCCGCGCCTGATATATTACTGACGATTTTGTCGCCCTGTTCTTGATTTCCGAGCAGATCGCGAATATCTTGCTCGGAAATCTGAAGCAACGCCGCGAGACTCGGAGGAACTTCCGGTGGCTTGGTATACCCGATCGGACCCATAGGCTGTGATGTACCATCGGTACCGGTGACCGAATTCAGGAGCAAATACGGGTAGTTCTTTACATTATCTTCCGCCCAAATAGTCTGGTGGCCTGCCACTTGTTCGGGAGTGAAGATCGGTTTTTCGTGAGACGACAACGAAGAAATTTCACCCAGCTTACTGAGCTGCATATTTTTGATACGTTGAGCGTCTTTCGCATTACGTACATGACCTGCGCAACGTTCGACGTTATCAATGAACCATCGTTTTCCGTACACAGGAATCACAGGAATGCACTTGCCTGCAATATAACCACAATCTTCCAAGATCCCGCCGCCGGACATAATATATAGGTGGACCTTCTTGGATTTCACGCGGCGGCGCGACACCTCTTGAGCGCCGATAATCAACAATTCCTGGACACCTTGTTCATCGAGTTCGTCTTCGAAGAATTTTTCTTCTGTGCCGTCGATATGCACGTAGTTGATTAATTGGCGCGACACTTCCTCGACTTTGTAATATCGCGCCACATACACTACATCGGGTGTAGACCAATCGAACTGGGTTTGCTCGACATCTTTGGGCCAACTAGCTGGGTCATCGCCGTATGTTTCGATGTAAGCTTCAGTCGACATCGAAGTCAACACAAAGCAATGCTTAGCATCCGATTTATCTTGTCGCTTCGCGTCTAGATCAAAGAACACCGACGAATCAGCATCGAAAATAGGCATGAAACGAATTCGCTGCTTATCATTTTCCGGGTCTTCGTCGTCTTCGTATTCGGGACATAATTCCCATGCACCGAATCCGCCGCCAACAGCTTCTTCAAATGCATTGTCGTATGCTTCTTCTGCACACGAATCTTGCTCATCAGCGCGGTACAGCCCTGCGCAAGTTTCAGCTAGTGCGTCGTTTTGGTCGCCTGCCTTGCTCGTGAATTTGACTGAGATACGATTATTACGATACTCAGTCAGGATGCGTTGGATAGCGAGAGCGATTTTATTGACTTCGAAACGCGGTTTGTTTTCGAACTGCGCCTGCAACGATCCTTCCCACTGTGCGCCACTAATACTATAAAAGCGGCGATCTTGCAAACATTGCATCCGCTCCTCACGTTGGGCACCTTGTATGCGGTCGAACAGGCGGCGAGCTTCTGCGTGAACATTTATGAGACGTTGCTCTTTAGTGAGACGGGCCATTTTAACTCCTTACCTCCAATGGTGTGCAGAAGGCACGATGATAGACGAATTCGGCTGTATGATTTTAACAGGATTCAGCAGCGCTGGGAAGAGTTCGGTCACGGCCCATACCATCGCGTCCGCTCTGTTGGGTGACCTGTCGCCCGTATATCCGTTCGTGGTAAAACCGGACAATTCCTCTTCCAATTCTTCCAAATATCCTACATGGCGTACCTTGCCATCATGGTACAACGCTGATACTGGTTCGGCCCGCACGACTTTTCCGCGAGTAGCGGTCACCATCTTGTAATTCACACGGGTGTTCCGGTTCATGGCTGCCGATTTCACGACATAACTGACCATACCGCCGCCGTAGTTGCCTTCACCTACTACGACATCTGCTTCATGTCGGATATATGCATCAACGACTACTTTACCCCAGGTGGAAGGACCGCCATTGACAGTTAAGTCTTCAATAATATATACATTACCATCCACGCCCAGTCCGGCGACTACAATACCGACAGCATCTGCAGTTGTCGCGGAGTCATCTCCAGACCCGGATGGGTCAACTGCGACTACGATGCGTACCAAATCCGGTAATATCCCGTCGACCATGCGCCATTGTTCGATAGATTGCTGCGTGAACAACGCGTTCGGTGTTCCGTCTGCAAATTCACCTTTCAAGAATCGCTTTTGTAGACGCGGTGACAAGGATCGCAAAGTATCCAGATAATTGGCGCTGAGGTTCTCTTGGTTATCTTCCGGATTGATCTGAAAAGATACATAATTTTCCGGATCGGGTAACTCTTTCTTGGTCTCTGGGTCTATCTTTTGTATGAACAATCGGTAAGTCCAATGCAGCCGATCTGTTGGGTTCATATCATAAAACATTCGCGGCTGCAAGTACTGTCCTGGTGCCACTTCCGCGAGTTGCGCCAATCGAGTTATCGCTATACCCACCGACCCCCATGGTATTTGTGAACACTCATTTAGATAAAGTGTCGCGTATTCTTGGCCTAGAATTTTTTCCGTTCGCTCCTTATCATCTAGCCCGCCAAACCATATCTCCGAGCCGTTCGGTAATGTCGCAAACCAGTCCGTCTTATTTAGCTGGTATTCTACACCTGAAAAACATAGCTTCATTACTTTCGGAAACGTATCGAGAATGATCGACGTCTTTATGTGATTGAAGCGAAAACGCAATATAGCGTGACGCGATGATTTCGCCTTTAGCGCGCGCAATGCAACGTTGCGCACATGGAGAAATGTCTTACCGGAACGGGAACCGCCAAACAACATGCCGTGGGTCGCCGAACCCGATAACACTTTTTGAGCAGCTTCTTGCTTACTGGTAAGTTTGAACTCGCTCATATATTAATATCGTGCTTGCTGACTAAGTTGATCTGGATATTCGTTGGTCCATTGATCTGGCCACGGATACCGTGTTCGAATCGGTCGTAAAGTCCCGTCACTTCGCCACGCGTGCGCTCTGCCTGCAACGCTACTTTAAGCTGGCCCTGCATCTTGGCCAGATCACGGATTTGCGCCAATTCTTGTAGATGCATACTCATAGACACCAATGAAGCATCTTTGATCGTCTCCGTCAATTCTGCGATACGACGACGCACTTGAGGCAAAGCGAGTAATTCTTGGCCACGGGCCGCAGGGCTTTTCGCCTTTTCTCCATATACTTCGCGATATGCAGCACCGACATTGCCACCATACTCGATCACAGCCAAAGCGAAAGAATCCTGATCTGACGTTAGCGGAGGCAGATCTAGCATCACCAGAGGAACGTCATGGGATGTGGCTGCAGCCAGCAAGTCCGATTTTTCGGACATTTTTTCGTCGGAAACGCATACCTCCAGTGGCTGAGACACTTCGAAAGGGGTAGTGGTATCGATGGTCATCTATAGAGTATACCACACCATAAACCGGGTGACAATGGATGGAGACCGTGGACCGTGGATCGTAGAATGTAAGTCAAGTCTCGAATATATTCTAGCTCGGAGAAGACCTCCGTCGAAAGACACAGGCAGAGGCTCGTCGAGGGGTGGCCCTGCCGCCGTATATGTCGGAGACCGCAAGACTGGCACGAGGCTTGCTAGGCGAATCGCTGCTGCCATGCCTGGAGGCTGTCGCTCTCCTACCACAGATCGGGCACGTCTGTCTAGTATCTGGCGTCGCCTGTGCGATAGCACCCAGCCGCGAAACAGGGATACCCCCCTCCACCCCTCCACCCCACTCCTATCGTCGCTCCACGAACTCCGACGACACGCCCCACACGACCCCCCCGGACGCTGTTTTCTCTCCCGCTACCCCTCCAACCAAAAAAAGATATGGAGGGGGGTGGAGGGGTATATATGTCCGGGGGACGGACCCACTCTAGGGGTGGTGGAGGAGGGGGGGAGGAGGGGCGGAGGAGGGGATTGCTGCAAGTCCATGCTGCACTGCAGCATCTCTATCGATATGCGCAGGTCCATAGTCGGAGACTATCGGCCCCAGATACCCCTCCAGCCCAGCCTCCGGAGTGGGTCTGGCGTCCTCCATGTGTGGCGTCCGTACAACACCAAGCCCCATTTTGTTACAATTTGTTACAATTTCCTATCTTCTCGCCCGTCTTTCTTTGTGTTCTAATAGAGGTATGGTAGAGCGATAGGCGCGATACCGCGATAGCCCGATAGGAGTAGTACCATGGAACAGACCACCAAGATCGACAACACCAAGCGCGCAGCA